CTCCCGGATCAACACGTCGGACTGCGCGTCCTTGAAAATGCCCGAGCCGCTGACGGCCGCGCGCTGGACCCCGGCGCCTGCCAGCAGTTCGCGCCAGCGCCCCGCCGAATCGGAATCGGTGATATCGACGGTCTCGCTGTTGAAGGCTATCCGTTTCGAGCGCAGCCCCGCGACGGTGACGAATACCCCGTCGCCGGAATCGAGCTTGAGAAGAAGGTCCTTGCCCTTCTGTGCGACCATGCCTGGCCTCCTGGTTTCGGTTGTTCGGATTTATCTCGAAGGCCCTGCCGTCAGGCCACCGCTTCGATCACGGCGCGAAAGCGCAACAGACCGTGGTGAACGGCCACGTCCTCGTCGTAGCGCGCCTCGCCATATTCGAAGCGCAGGCCGACGAGGTGATGGCTGCCGAGAACAAGATCCGCGTCGTCGAGGCGGATCTTTATTCGTTCCATGATGTCGAGGGTTTCCCTCTTGCCCCCGGCTTTCGACCAGATGTGCAGCGTGAAAAATTGTTCGACGCCGCTTTCAGTGCTGGTGCTCCAGTCGTAAAGGCTGGTCCGGCCGAAAGTCACATAGGGAAAGCGTACATCGGCCGGCGCATGGTCGAAGATCTTTTCTCCGCCCAGCAAAGCTTTCAGCGCAGCGTCGCCCGCCAGCGCCTCGAAGAGCGCCTTCTGCAGGTCAGCGGCGGCGGCGGTCATCATCCTGCTCCTTCTTCGGTCCCGGCGCTCGCCGCACAGGTTTTGCGTCCACGCGATCTCCAGCGCCCGAAACGTGATCGGCCTCCACCGCCTCCGCCAGATCGTGCACTTTCCAGCGCAGGGCGCGGACAAGCCCCTCGAATGTCATCGCCGTCGTCAGTTTCACGCTCCCACCTCCCGTACCTTGCAGACCAGATAGCGCCCGCCTTCATCGGGATCGTGGACGGTGAGAATATCGAAGGCGCGCCCCTTGCGGGTGAAACGCATGCCGCTCGTCACGCCGTCGCGCCGGCGCAGCGTGATGCGGTGGGTCACGCTCTCCAGCGTCTGGTCGGCGCCGAACGCGCTGTCGGCCGAAACCGGCTCGATCCCGGCGAACAAGGTGGCTGTTTCGGTCCATGTCCCGGCGAAGCCGCCGAGCCCGTCCGGTACGGTCGAGCAGGCTTCGAGCGCCAGTTCCGTGCGCAGTTCGCCCGGGTCGATGAAGAGCACCGCCATCAGAGCCTCCTGCGGCGGTAAGGGGCAAGCATGTGCTCATATCCGGCCGGATAGGAGACAGGCTGGTCGCCAGGCCCGAAGCTCAAACGGAATTCGTACCAGTGTGCGACAAGCAGGATCATGGCGCGCCGCAGAAGATCGGGAACGTCCGGGGCGGCCTCGCCGAAGCCGGCGACGAAGTCGATCTCGATGCCGTTCATGGCGCGCAGCGCCCCCGGTTGCGCATCGAAGTGCAGGCGGGCGGGGCGCGACGCGGTGTCCGCTTGATAGCTGGCCGGGCCGATCACCGACGCCTCGCCTTCGGAGCCGTAGGCGGTGACCGCAAGGATTTCGCGAACCGGATGGAGCGGGATCACCACGCAGCCGGCGCGCGGCCATTCGTCGAGCGCCAGCCGCCAGCTTTGTTCGATGAGTGCCAGACCGGCCGTGCGTTCCACATCTTCGCGAGCGGCGCGGATCAGGCCGGCGAGCAGCTCGTCCTCGCTGTCGTGATCGAGGCGCAGATGCGCTTTCACGTCGGCGAGCGTCACTGGTTCGGCCGCCGCCTCGACGGTTCGAATAAGCGTCATTCATTCACCTTTTCTGGAAGAAAAGCGGCTCCGGCGGGGTGGGGCGGAGCCGCGTCGACAGGCGTTCAGCAGGCGGAGGGAGGGGCCGCCGCGCTCACGCCGCGCCGAACTTCAGCAGCTTGATGGCGTCGAAATCCTGTACGCCGCCGCCGACGCGCTTGGTCGTGTAGAACAGCACGTAGGGCTTGGCGGAGTAAGGATCGCGCAGCACGCGCACGCCGGTGCGGTCCACCACCAGATAGCCCCTGCCGAAATCGCCGAAGGCAATCGGCGTCGCGTCCTCGCCGATGTCGGGCATGTCCTCGGCCTCGAGCAGCGGAAAGCCCATCAGCATGGCGCGCTGGCCGACGGCCGCCGGCGGCTGCCACAGATAGTTGCCGTCGGCGTCCTTCAGCTTACGGATCGCACCTTGGGTCTTGCGGTTCATCACCCAGTTGGCATTCTGGCGATAGCCGGCCTTCAGCGAATAGACCGTGTCGATCAGGATATCGGACGGGCTGGAGGCGGGCAGCGCGCCGGCGACGCCGGTCGGCGTATAGCCGATCTTGCCCCAGACCCAGGCGGTTTCCGCCACCGTCGGGTAGCTCAAGAAGCCCTTAGGCTTGGCCGTGCCGTCTCCCGTAATGAAGGCTTTGCCTTCCTGCTCGGCGAAAGCCGCCTCGACCTCGGAGGAAATCCACTGGTCGAGGTCGACCACGGTGTCCTCCAGCAAAGAGGCGGTAGCCGCCGGCATGGCGTAAAGCTCCATGGTGGGGAACTGAAGCTCGGCCAGTGTCGCGGTATCGGTCTGCGGGCGGGCGGCTGTCTCGCCCACCCAGCCGACCGCCGGCCCCGTGACAGAAAACGGCTTCTTCAGCACGGCCGAGGAAACCTGCCGGACCGAGGCGATGGAGCGGATCGGCGACAGCGCGGCAAGGCGCTTGCCGATTTCCGTCTCCGTCTCGGCCGGCACCAGATAGCCGCCGTCCTGGCCGGAGCCGTAAGACATCGCCTTGGTATCGAGGGCACGAAGCCCGCGGTCGTCGCCGCTGCGCATATAGGCGTCGAAAGCGTTCTTGTGCTCCGAAGGCATGACGCGGCCTTCGCGACCGAGCATCGGCCTCGCCTTCTTCAGCGCCAGATTGTCGACGACACGCTTCTGCTCGTCGAGCGCATGAGAAAGGCGTTCCACCTTTTCGCTCGTCACCACATCGGCCCCCAACCGGGTCTCCAACTGGGCGAGCTTCTCGTCGTTCGTCTCCTTGAAGGTTTCGAACGTGGTCATGAACTCGCCGAAGGCATCCTTCAGGTCGAGATATTCCCCCGGTGCGGATTTGGTTTCGACCGGCAGCGCTTGTTGGGTTGCGTTCATAGAGTGCTTCCTCTTTTGTTGATCGTTCTGGTGGCTTCACGGATGCGTTGCGCCAGATCGCGCGGCGATCCCGGCCTGAAAGGTTTCTCGCGCCCGCCCTTCACGGTCGCGATGCGGGCGCCGGGCAGCATCGGGAAGGTCACGACCGAGATTTCCCAAAGGTCGGCCTCGAGGATGCGGCGCACGCCGCTTGCCGGGTCGCGCCGGGTCCTGACGGCGCGAAAGCCAATCGACAGGCCGTCCAGCGCGCCGCCGCGCATCAGGCTCAGCACCTCGCGGGCACGCCGCACGTCCCTGGCCAGCCGGCCGCGCACGAACAGGCCATGCGCGTCTTCCCGGATTTCGGTCCAGGTGCCGATCGGCTCGCCGGGATCATGCTGGAACAGCATGCGGATGCCGGCAGCGCCGCGCAGACGCAGCGAATTGGCGAAGGCGCCGCGCTCGACCGCATCCTTGCCGAGATCGACCTTGCCGAACAGGCTGGCATAGCCGGAGAAGCTGCCGTCCACCTCGACCTCGTCCAGAACCAGATCGACGAACTTGCGTTCGCACCTGCGCTCCAAGGCCTCACTTCCCATTCGGATCCTCCTGTTTGTTGCGCCGAAAGAAATCAGGCAGGGTGTTCTGGTCGAAGGCGCGCACGACGAAGCCGATCGCCCACCAGGCGCACAGGCTGGCGGCGGCGGAACCCATCAGCATCAGTTCCATCGACCCGATGATGTTTTCCAAACCCAGTTCGGTGGAAATCTTGAGTCCGGCGGTGCCGCCGAACACCAGGCCGCAGACGACGCCGACGGCAAAGCGCGCCGCCGCCTCGTGCCGTCCGTGCGGCAGGATATAGGCGAGCGAGATCGCCGAGCCGGCAACGGCGCCGGCACCCTTGGCGATCCACACCCAGCCTGTCTGGGATAGGTCTGTCATGGTCGTTTCTTTCTCGAATGGTTCAGACGAGGTCGCGCGGGCGATAGCCGACCGCCTCACGCTTTTCGTCCTCGGTCAGGAAGGTCGCGGCTTCGATACGCGCCCACAGCGCGTCACGGTCGCTGTTCAATCCGTCGATGCGGTCGGCGTCGTACCAAAGGCGCAGCGTCGGGCCGAAGGCCGGACCCAGCCAGGCCGAAATTTCCTTGGCGATGCGCGCTACCAGCGGCAGGATGGTCAGCCGGTATAAAGCGCGGTTAGCCTCCTGGTAATTGGCGTAGGTGTTGTCGCCCGGAATGCCGAGCAGCATCGGCGGCACGCCGAAGGCGAGCGCGATGTCGCGGCTGGCGGAATGCTTGGCCTCGACGAAATCCATGTCCTTGGGCGTCATGCCCATCGCCTTCCAGTCGAGCCCGCCTTCGAGCAGCAGCGGCCGGCCGGCGCGAATGGCGCCCGAATAGCCTTCCTCCAGCTCGGCTTTCAGCCGGTCGAACTGCTCGTCGCTCAGATTGCCGCCGTCCTTGGGCGCATAGACGAGAGCGCCGGAAGGCCGCGCCGAATTGTCGAGCAGCGCCTTGTTCCAGCGCCCGGCGGAATTATGGGTGTCGAGCGCCATCAGCGCCGCCTCCAGCGGCGGGAAGCCGTAATGGTCGTCCAGCGGGTGAAACAGGGTCAGGTGCAGCGCCCCGCCGCCGCTTTCGTCGGCGCCGAGCGGCACGCTCCGCCGCACGCTCCCTTCGCGGTAATCCAGCGCCACCGGCCAGCCGCCGCCATCGGTCGACACCGAAACCCGGTCTGGCCGTAGAAGATGCAATTCGCGCGCCCCGCTGCCCGCCTCGATCATCTCGACATAGGCGTTGCCGGCCAGCAGCAGGTGGCCGTACAGCGCCTCCAGGAAGGTTGGCCCCGCCTGACGCGCGTTGGGCCGCGCCAGAAGGGCAAGCAACGGATGGTCGTCCAGTTCGGCCGCCCCGTCGTAGAGCAGCCACGGCACCGCCGAGGCCGTTTCGGCAATCAGCCGCACCGAGCGATGGACGATCGGATTGCGCATGAAGCCTTCACGCGCCAGCGCGGCGTAGTCGCGGCGCGTCCAGTGTGCCTCGCCCTGCGCATGGAAGGCGATGAAGCCGCCGGGCGCTGCGCTCTTTTCTTCGCGGCGCGCGCCGGCATTCCCCGCCGCGCGCAGCCAGGACCAGTTCCAAGCCATGGGATTTCCTTATATCAAGTCACGAATTCGCGGCTGCGCCGCCCAGTCGGGCAAAAGTTCGGTGATTGCCCACACAAGCGCATCGACCCGGTCGGGCGAGCGGCCGTTCGACAGACCGCCTGGACCGAAATCGCACATCTCGTCTTCCAGTTCGCCGAAGCGGCCGGCGTGGCGCACCCTGCCCTGCTGGTAGAGGGCGGCGACCGGCTCGGCACGCAGCCACTTTCCGCGCCGCGCCCTCACCGGCTTCACCGGAACCGCGGGATCGACGGTATGGATCACCGCCGTCGCCATCTCGCCGCCCTGATTCACTTCGACAACGAGACAGTCGGCCTGCCAGCGATGATAGAGCGCAACCGCCCGCGCAGCCCATTCCCGCGGCTTGGCGGCGTGCACGGTCGCATCGGCCAGCACCACGACATTGCCGTCGTCGCCGAGGCCCGCCGCCACAATACCGCAGGCATCCGACGTCCGGCGCGAGCTTGCCGGCGGATCGACGGCCACGACGATGCGGCCGAGCGCGCCGGACGCCGCAAGCGCCGTTTCCTCGATCATGCGGCGCGACCACAGCGCATCCTCGCGGTCCTCGATCATTTCGCCGTCGAGTTCCTGCCGCCCGAGACGCGTTCCCGCGTAGCGCCGCTCCACCATCTTCAGGAACCCCGGCGCCAGATTGGCCGCGTTTTCCCCGGTGCGCATGCGCGTCACCGCAACCGAAGGGTCGGCCAGCAGCCGCTTCATCAACCTGGTCGGGCGCGGCGTCGTGGTGACGATCTGGCGCGGCTGCGCGCCCAGGCGCAAGCCGAACTGAAGCATGTCGAAGCAGGCTTCCGGATAGCGCCACTTGGAAGCCTCGTCGCACCACGCCGCCTCGAATTGATGCCCCCTCAGGCTATCGGGATCCTCGGAGGAAAAAATGGTGGCCACCGCGCCGTTGTCCCAGACGAGCCGGCGCCGGCTGGCCTCGAAGCGCGGCTGGTCGTGGCGCGAGATGGTGAGGATGCCAGACGGCCCTTCGATCATCACGTCGCGCACGTCGGCCAGCGTCTCGCCGACCAGGGCGAGGCGCGAATGCCGTTCGCGGGCAAAGGGCGGGAAACCCCGCACCAGGCCGTTCACCCATTCCGCGCCCAATCGCGTCTTGCCGGTGCCGCGCCCGCCCAGAACCAGCCAGATATCCGGCTGCATTCCCATGAGATCGACGGGATATTGCGCCGGCCGGGCGACGCGGAACCATTCCCGCGCAACCAGTTCAGCGTCCGTCAGGCTCAGATGGGCCGCCGCCCAACTGCCTTGCATATCCGAGCGCCAGTTCGACGATGCGCTCGTCGATGCGTCGGAGGATGTCGGCCATGTCTGCATCTCTTCTCGTTTGGTTCTCTTTCGCGCCGCTTTCGCTACGCGTGATTTCGCCAATTTTTTCGAGTGTCCGCATCACGGCGGAAATCGCGTCCATGCGCGCCTTATCCGCCGAAGCGCTGCCCGCTTCGCCAGTGCCTGCCGCCTCTGCCTTCGCAATCTGCCGGTCGAGCAGCACCCGCAGCCTCCGTTCCTGACCGGAAAACTGCACCGATGCCTCGGCATCGCGCCAGCTTTCCTTTTCGGCACGCTTGCGCAAAACGGGAAGCGAGCGTCCGGCGGCCTGCGCCAGCAATTCAAGGCTCGCCGCCGCACCCTCATGGAGGGCACGCAAGGCCGCCCATTGCAAAGCAGGCTTCGCAACCATCCCGATCCGTTCATTGTGTTGATTGTATTGGGCTCGACGGCAGCGAAACCGCCCGCGTCGGCACAACTGTGTGACGATAGCAAAACACTACCAGAGCATCGTCACGGTGTCAAGAATTTATTCCTATTTTTTCTCTGACGGACGTTTCGCACTCGTGACCGGTTTGCGCTTGTGGCCACGTTCGAAATCAGCGAGAACGTTGCATCGGTACGCTGCCCGAAAATCGTCGTATTGTGTCCACTGTTTCGTGCCGAGCCGCTGCCGGAATTGAAGATGGTCGATCCCAAGGATGAGCACAGGAAAAGAGGCGCCTTCGCGGCCTTTCTGCTTGCGCTCGACGCATGGCTCGATTCCTCCCTCTACGAGGCCGGCTTCAAGGCCCGTGAAATATGGGAATCCCTCACCATCTTCTTCAGGCGCTTCCGTGTTTCGGGCTGGCGGCGCGGCGTCGTCGAAATCCTGAGCGAAGCCTTTACGCTCGGCGCGGCCGGCTCCGTCATCATGCTGGCGCTCGCTATGCCTGCGTTCGAGGATACCGTCGGCGACTGGCGCGCCCAGGGCGATTTTGCCGTCACCTTCCTCGACCGCTACGGCAACGAGATCGGCCAGCGCGGCATCATCCAGCGCGACAGCGTCCCGGTGGACGAGATGCCGGACCAGGTCATCAAGGCCGTCCTTGCAACCGAGGACCGCCGCTTCTTCGACCATTACGGCATCGACTTCATCGGCCTGTTCCGGGCGGTATCGGAGAACGTGCGCGCCAATTCGGTCGTGCAGGGCGGCTCCAGCATTACCCAGCAGCTCGCCAAGAACCTTTTCCTCTCCAACGAGCGCACG